ATAGGCAGACCGTATTTGGCCGCACCTGCTGGCGTGGCGACGTGACGGGTACCGGTACCCAGCACAGCGGGCGCCCCCAGGTAGGGCGCGAAGCTGTCCCGCAACGGGATGCTCACCCCGTCCAGCCGACGGCACCAGATGCAGGACCGCGATGCCGGATCGCGCCGCCACCGCTTGCGCACCGGCCGACCGGAGCTGGCCAGGCCGTGCCCGGCTTCCAGCACCGCGTACGTAGCGGCTGTCCCCTCGGCCGTGCTGAGCGTCATCCGGGCGCGCAGCGCGCTCTGCCGGCCCCAGCCCAGGACAGCTTCGCGCACCGCGTCAGCCCGCTGCCCGGCTGCCTCCCGGCCAGGGTGCGTACCTGGTGCGTCCAGGCCCGGCTCGAACTCGCGGTGCGGCACCGAACTGTACGCTTCGCGGACCAGGCTGCGCAGGTGCGCCAGCTGGGCGAAGGTGCGGATGACGTCGCCCTGCAGCCGGGAGTACGACGGATGCCCTGGTGCACCGGACATTATCCAGGCCTGCTCGACCACGGCCTGCGCGCTGGCCTGAGCCTCCTCCAGCGCCTCCTCCAGCACAGCGCCGACATCGGGCCGTCGCAGCAGCGCCTCCGCGCTGCCGCCAGGGTTGGTCTGGGTCACCAGGGCCAGGTACCTGGCCGCCTCCGCGAGCGAGGCCTGCACCGCTGCACCTAGCTGGCGACCAAGCTCAGACTCCGCCATATCTGGGCGTGGCAGGCATGACTTCTCCTCACTCCGGGCTGAGTTCCCCCCGGAAGCTAGTCCTACGGTCAGTATCCGTACCGTAGTCCAGAATGAGGTAGGGGTCATTACCAGGGCCGTGAGCTGGGGCAAAAGGCCGCTCGCCGTCGATCACGAAGTCTTCCAGCCGCTCGTGATCATCGACGTCACCCAGCCGGTCGAACAGCCAGCGCCGCCAGGACCGCTCGTTGTAGGTAGCAGGCGGCACAGCGAAGTAGTGGTTGACGGCGATGATCTGGTCGGTGTTGTAGGTGTCAGGCCCGTTCCGCTGCACGATCAGGGTCAGCCCGCGCGACTCCCCGATGTGGCGGCCGGGCTTGTCTCGCTGGCAGTCATCCTCCAGCCATACCTGCCAGCCGCGATCCCGCCGGTAAGCGAGCTTGTTCACCAGGCCAGCCAGTGCCTGCGGGTACGGCGCCACCTGGCGCATGGTGTCGGTCATGCCAGGCTTGATCGTCACGCCGGCGGGAGCGAGGGTCCGTGCAGGTGCTTGTAAGCATGCTGGCTGATGGTGTCACCCGGCATCCGGACCAGGTGCCAGCCCAGGTGAGGGTGCACGGCGCCAGAGCCACGCCGGACCTGAGGGACCATCGTGCCAGGCTGCGGCTGAGTGGACGGCACGTTGCCCTCTCCGTAGGGCGAGCTGCGCGACAATTCCAGGGCCCGGCCCGCGGCGATCTCCTCCACCAGGTCCCGGGCCAGTGCAGCCAGCGCTTCCTGCGGGCTCATGACCCGCCCAGTCCGTTGCCCTTGGAGCCGGCACCCACCGCACTGCCTCCGCCGCCATTGCCTGAGCCGCTGTTACCGCTGTTCTGGTACGGCGGCCGGAACCCTGGCGGCGGGAACGGCGGAGGCTGGCCTTGCTGGCCGCCGGCTCCCTGCGGTGGCTGGCCTTGCTGCTGCCCCTGTCCCGGCTGTCCGCCCGGGCCGCCCTGACCAGGCGGTCCTTGCTGCATCTGCTGGGCCATGAGCCGCTGCTGCTGTTCCCGCTGTCGCTTGATCTTGTCATAGTCGATGTCGAAGCCGAAGTCCTGCGCGAGACGTTCCTCCAGGTCCAGCATGAACTCGGGCGTGACATTCGCCTGCTGTCCGGCGGTGGCCAGCTTGTCGAACGTGTCCTGGATCGCCGCCTTCGCCTCCTCGGTCAGCGGACCCCACTTGAACTGGGGGTACTTACCGCTGCCGAAGTTCCAGTCGACGAACCGCGGGAAGATGTGCGTGGTGATGACCTCGGCCATCTCGGTCAGGATGCCTTCCAGCATCAGGAAGAACGTGACGTCATCCTGCTTGCCGAAATCGACCAGCGTGCTGTCCCCCTGACCACCGCCCTGCTCGTTGTCGAACCACTGCGCAAGCACCGACTTGCTCATCTGGCTGTTGTGGTGGTTGATGAGCCCGAGGAAATCGAACCGGCTGGCCGCCTCGTTGAGGGTCTGCACCGTCCAGTCCGCGGTCGGCAGCGCGATCCACTGCGCCAGGCCCAGCTGGGCGAGCGCCTGCACGAACCGGTTCTTGTCCTCCGCCGGAGCGTTCGGCACCATGGTGCCCACCCGCAGGCCCACCGCAGCCCGCTGGGCGGCCAGGTGCGCGATGTAGTACAGTTTTTCCTTTTTGTCATAATGGTAAAATGCGGACTCGAACATTGACACGCCATAGAAGGGTCTCTCAGCCTCTTCATGGGCGTAGTAGAGCGCGACATCCTTGTCGACCTTGACGTCGATCGTTCTCCCCTGAAAGAACGTCCGCTGCCGGAACCCGTTGAACTCGCCCTGGCCGTCCAGCAGGAACGTCAGCGTCTCGGCTGGCCGCCAGTCCAGCTTGCGCAGGGTGATCTTGCCCTTGTTCGGTCCCTTCTTCGGGACGTGGTAGACCATCTCCCAGGCACTGAACCCGTTGAACAAGGCAAGCAGCAGCTGCTTGAGGAACCGGTCGAAGCTGTGCGTCATGCCGCCCATGGCCTTGGGCGAGAACAGCAGGTCCTTGCAGAACTTGGCTTCCTCGACGCCGCCTTCCACCCCGTCGATCGGCACGACATCGGCGTTCTTCAGCGCGGCCAGCAGCGGCTTGGTCAGCAGCCGGTACAGTGCTCGCGCCTGGCCGTCCCGGCGGCGCATGGTGACCAGCTGCCGGATGCTGACCGGATCATCGCGGAAGACTTCCCAGCTGTCCCGGTACGGCGTGGAGAACGGCAGGAAGTACGGGACACCGGTGGCGAAGTCAAGCGCCTCAGGCGGAGGCTTGGGCAGCGCCTGGTCGTCGGCCAGGACATAGCCTTCCTCGCCGTAGCCCTGGCTGGTGACGCCCATGCCGCCCGGCACCTGCGCGTTGGTACTGTACGGGACACCCTGCCCGCCGCCGGGTGTGGTCACGACCGCGCTTCCCCGGCCGGGGCGTCGATGATGCCGGCGACATTGCCCCAGGGGATGAGCAGGCGCCGCTTGTCCATGAGCCGGCAGATCACACCGAGCACCATGCCGGCCTCGGCAGCGATGATCAGCTGCTCGCTCGCCGCGATGACCGACCTCAGGCCGTCGATCGGCTCAACCAGCTCGATGACGACATCACCCTGGTTGAGTTCCGGCGTATTGCCGAACTCGGCCAGAACTTCGTCCCAGCGACCGCGCACCTGCATGCCGGTGAAATCGGAGGACTCCGGCGACCGGATTCAAACCGGCGACCACCCGGAAATCAGAGCCAGGCCGCACTACCGCTGGCGTACACCGGAGTCCCAGATCCCCCGGCAGGAATCGAACCTGCGTCCACCCGGTCCCGAGCCAGGCGCTCTACCAGTGAGCTTCGGGGGAAGCTTTCAGTTAGCTGCGTTTCCTTCCTGCAGTTCCGTCGACACGCCCATATACGTCCCTGCCTGGTCGTACACCGGACGGGGACCGGTGATGACCTCAGGCGGCACGAACGCCATAGCTGCCTCGTAACCGTTCTTGATGCCCTTTCCGCTGAACGCACCGCCGCGCCGGAGCACAGCCGCCCAGGCCGGGTCGGACACGGCGATGCCGTGCACCAGGTCCGGAGTCGGCGTGAACTGCGCCGGGGCGCCGTCCGGCAGCGGGGCCGTCCAGCCGCTGGTCTCAGCATCCAGGCCCGCCTCTCGGCAAGCCTCGCGGACGTCGGCCGCGGTGCACGGGTGGGTGCCCTCCAGCACCTGCCACGGCAGCGGCAGCCGGCACCACACCGAGGTGTTGGGGTCGACGTCACCACCGGACGAGCGGTGCCAGTACACCAGGTCGGCCGCCATCAGCCGCATGACCTTGCCTGGCAGGGCCGGCTCGATCAGAGGCAGCGCACCGGAGGCAGCCACGCAGCTGAGCCACGCCGACCGGGCGGCGTTGTACGCCTGGGCCATGGTGTTCCAGGTAGAGCTGTCCATGCCCCGGCGCACGGCCATCGTGGCACGGTTGACCTGCTCATCGCCCGGCCACGCCGCCTTCAGCTCCACCGCGGTGGAGGCCATGACCGCGTGCCAGTCACCGAGCAGGGCGCCCAGCTGACCCGGAGCCAGCCTGGCCAGCACCGCCGGACGCGGGTACACCCAGGCCAGCATCTCCCAGTCGGTATGCGCCTGACGCACAGCCAGGGCCAGCAGGCACTGAGCCAGCTGGTCGATCGGGTTCTCCTTGGCGGCCAGGGTGAACAAGCGGCGCCGGTTCTTGCGCGCCGTGAAGTAGGCGATGAAGCAGGCAGTCAGCGGGTCAGCCCGGAACCGCTCCGCCGTGATGCGCGAGGCGAAGCCCGAGCGGCCGATCAGGATCAGCTCACGCTGGTGCTGCGCACCACCCATCCGCATGGCCTTGTCCCACAGGTGCCGCAGCACCCGGACATGCCGGTTGTACTGCCGCTTGGCTACCAGGCCCTGAGCCACGATGGAGCTGGGAGCGGTCCGCCGGTCTTCCTTGCTCAGCCGGTCGGCCTTCCAGTCATCGCCCGGGTGCCAGCCGCCCAGCAGCGAGCCCAGCTCAGCGATCAGCACGCTGATGGCGTTCCGGTCGGCCGGGTCGACGTGGGAGACGTCCTCGCCGAACATGCGGCCCACCGCGGCCAGCTGGACACGGCAGTCATCGGCCCGAGCGAAGTCGGCCGGCATCGACGATACGTACCAAGGCGCGTGCGCCGCGGCCGCGCGGTTCAGCAGGGTGCGGACGGCCGGAGGCCAGGACCCGGCGACGTCGCCAGCACGGATGACCTGAGCCACCTGCTCAGGCGTGGCACGCTGGTCCAGCGTCGCGTGCAGCTCGTCGATCCAGGCCATGCTCACCCCTCCTCGCCCTGATATACGCACCAGCAAGACCATAGCGTGAGCAAGCGACCCGGGAGGGATTCGAACCCCCGGCACACCGCTTAGGGGGCGGCAGCTCTATCCGCTGAGCTACCGGGTCATGTAGAAGGACCTGGTGGACCACGACGAAACAGGAAGTACCAGCCTGACCAGGATCGTCGACCTGAATGAGGCCGATGAGTTCGTGCTGGGCTGGAAAGAGCTGGTCATGCTGGAGCTGGACCGGATGCGCCGGGAACTGCGCTACGCAGACCAGCTCGTCCTGCGCCTGGAGTGCAGGCGCGAACAGCTGTAGAGGCGGAAACCGGAATCGAACCGGTGTGACACCTTTTGCAGAGGTGCACCTAAGCCACTCGGTCATTCCGCCGGGATAGGCCGACAGGGGGCTGAACCCGAAGGTGATGTCAGCCTGCTCACCTGCCGGCCAGTGCGCTCGAAGGGACTCGAACCCCCAACCCCCAGGTTCGGAACCTGGCGCTCTGTCCATTGAGCTACGGGCGCATGGTGGCAGGTGCTGGGTTCGAACCAGCGCAGGCTGAGCCGACGGTTTTACATACCGCTCCCGTTGTCCGCTTGGGTAACCTGCCATGGGGCGAGTAGCGGGATTCGAACCCGCGGCACCTGGGACCACGACCCAGTGCTCTACCGCTGAGCTATACACGCCATGTTGTCTTGCGTGGACGATGAAGGGTTCGAACCTTCGCAGGCCCGCGGTGTGAACGCGGCGCTCTCCCGGGCTGAGCTAACCGTCCTTAGAGCAGGGAAAGGGACTACTCGGCTGGCCTGGCCTTTGATCCCCGGGCGTTCCTTCCCGACGGCCGCTTACCAGTTTCGCTGGCGCCTGCCTTACTCCCTGCTTTGCGCACTCGGAGGGAATCGAACCCCCAGCCTTCCGGTCCGTAGCCGGCTGCTCCATCCGTCGAGCTGCGAGCGCATGTCTTACGTGGGTGATGCTGGGTTCGAACCGGCGCCCCCTGCCTTGTCACGGCAGTGCTCTACCGCTGAGCTAACCACCCTGGCCATAGCGCATTGCTATGTGTACCGTCTGTGTCGTGGCCCTCCTCGTTGCCCTGGTCGTCGCATGGATCGCCCTGGGCGCCAATCACTGGCTGCTGCTGGCCGGCGTGTGCCTGTGGCTCGGCAGCCGCTTCGGCGGCTGGTGGAGCTTGTTCAGGCTGGGTGTGTTCGAGCAGCGCCAGCGAGGCAACCGCATCCGCGGGTGGCGGTCCTAACGGGATTCGAACCCGTGACTTCCCGCTCGACAGGCGGGCACTCTGGGCCAGCTGAGTTACAGGACCAAGGTGGTGCGGGCAGGGTGCGTAGGCCTGCGCTGTCCGGACACTGCATCAGCGTCTCCGCACCACATCTTGCGCTCCGGCGAAAGGACTCGAACCTATAACCCACTGGTTAACGGCCAGCTGCTCTGCCATTGAGCTACACCGGATTGAACTAAGTAGCGGGGACAGGATTTGAACCTGTGACCTCTGGGTTATGAGCCCAGCGAGCTACCGAACTGCTCCACCCCGCGTCGACTACCCACAATACACCAGTGACCCCAGGGGGA